TAAATCAATGTTGATGCATAATATAGCTGGTACATTGGAAATGGAAGAGTGTGGTGTTAATACTAAATGGTTAAAAGATTTAATTATAGAAAAGTCTAAATTAATTTACACCAAAGATGTAACGGATAGATTAGAAAAAATTATTCAACCTCACTATCTTGGTGTGGATGACATATCTACTGGACATAAACACAAGCACGGAACAATTCTCTTTAACCATAGAGATAATGAATATACAGGTTACACTTGGTTTGTAAAACAAATGGATGACTTGTATAAAAAAAGACAAGACTTTAAAGTATATACAACACTTACAGATTTAGATAGACCTTACGCTGAAAGAGTTAAGTTACATAGTAGAGATGATTATTTAAATTTTGTTCGTTCAATGCATATGGGTGTTGGTTGTTTTCAAAAATATTCTGCTTGGAGTATTTCAACAACTGATGGATTATCACAAGGAGTTCCATATATTCTCCCCGATGGGATGTGTTATCCTGAAATGGTTGGAGAACAATACCCATTACTTTACAAATCAAACAATGCACAAAGTTTTAAAGATACTATAGAGAGTATGTTGGATAATCCAACTGCTAGAGATGATGCTAATAAATATTTAGAACCAAAGTTAGAAGGCTTCAGATGGAGTGAGAGAGTATTACAATGGTTTGATAGTTGGAAGCACATTGAAGATTTAAAACCAATGTCAGATACGGAATCATATAAAAGAATTTTAGATTTTATTCATAAGAAAAAATCAGTAAGTAAAAAGGATATATTAGAATATTTGAATTGGGGTGTTCGTATATCTTTTAGTGAGTACAGAAATAGATTAAGATTAGAACCAACAATTAAATTTACAAAAGATAGGTACGAGGTAAGATGAAAAAACTAACAGCAGAACAAATACAAATGAATTGGGAAACACTAATGGATGTTATTAATAAACACATTGGTGATGATAGAAAAGAAAACCTTATGAAGTTTTACGATGACTTCAAAGATAGAATGATGTTTGCACCAGCTAGTGGTAAGGCAGCATTTCACAATGCGATGCCGGGTGGATATGTTGAACATATTCTTCACATCGTAAGTCACTCACTTGAATTAAAACAAGTGTGGGAAAAGAATGGAGCTATGATTAACTTCACGGATGAGGAGTTAGTCTTTGCTGCTTTACATCACGACTTAGGTAAGGTTGGTGATTTGGAACACGACTATTACATTCCACAAGATTCAGATTGGCATAGAAAGAATCAAGGTTCAATCTATAAACACAATCCACAACTTCAGTATATGAAAGTACCTGATAGAGGATTATGGTTACTTCAACATTATGGAGTTAAGGTTACTGAGAAGGAATATCTTGGAATTAAATTAACAGATGGATTATACGATGATGCAAATAAATCTTATTTGATGTCATACAATCCTGATTTTAATCTCCGTTCCAATATGGCTTACATCCTTCATCAAGCTGATATGATGGCTACACACATCGAGTTCGACCAATGGAAACGAGGTGAGGAATCAGGTGAAGTAATGAATACAAAAGTTCCAAAAACAAAAGACGAACAAAAACAAATAGACAATCTCAAAAATAAATTTGATGAATTGTTTAATTAGGGGATAATATGTGGATAACATTTTCAATAATATTCTTTTTAATTAGTGTAGTTACATCTACATTATTATTTTATTCATTAAGAAGAATAACACAATACGAAGAATTTATTTTACAGATTCAACAAGTGATTAAATTCGCAACAGATAAAATGAAACTTGTAGATTCAAAGGGACATTATGAATCAGATGACGAAACAGGTTTTTTCTTTGAACAACTAAAACAAATTCAATTATCTTTAGATGGGATATTTGAAGAGGAGAGTCAAGATGACAAAAAAACAAAATAAAAAAGTCAATGATGTAAAAGCTGAGATTAAAAAAATAGTTAAAAAGAAAAAACGAAAAGTTTATTTTGGACAAGAAGTTCAAGACGCAATTGTAGAATATAATTCATCTTCAAATGATAACGAAAGAAATACAATTTATGGAACAAGAATACACGCAGCTTTTGACAAACTAGCTGAGAATATAATCAACACATTTAAATTTAGTTATTTTGATTATGGTTTTGAAGATATAAAATGTGAAACAGTAGCTTTTATGGTAATGAACATTCATAAATATGACCATACAAAAGGTTCTAAAGCATTTAGTTATTTTTCTGTTGTGGCTAAAAATTATTTAATTCTTCATAATAATAACAATTATAAAAAATTAAAAAGTCATGATCAAATTGATGTGTTAGATAAATATAGAAAATCAGATAGGTTTGATGGTGATGATTATGTAACCTTAACTAATGAAATGGTTGAATATTTTGATAAAAATTTAAACACCATTTTTAAAAAAGATAGAGATTTAAAAATTGGATATGCTATTGTTGATTTAATTAAACAAAGGGCTGAAATAGAAAACTTTAATAAAAAAGCTCTTTATATATTGATTAGAGAAATGACGGATGTAGAAACAGCTCATATTACATCAGTAGTTAATGTTTTAAAAAAACATTATAAAAAGTTATTAAACTTATTTAATAAAAATGGTACAATAATACACGATTCATCAGGTTCATTTTTTTAAAGAACAATAAAACATAAAAAAAACCTCATCAACTCGGTGAGGTTTTTTTTTATTTTAACCAATTTCTTACAAATTTAATATTTATATATGAATAAATACATCTTGAGGAGATTGTATGTCAGACGAAAAAGAAATATTTAAAGGAAAAACCTTTCAAGACTTAACAAAGGACATCTATGAGAACACTACAAAGCGTAAAGTTCAAATAGATTTGTTAATATCAGAGATACACGGATTCATTACAACTATAGATGATGTGGTTATGGTAGCTCCAATCATAAAAGAATATATGGATACAGCAGTTAGAAACGATGAACATCTCGTTAAATTAGCTGGTGTATTACAAAGAATCATATCTAAATCACAAGGTGATTCTGATGAATCAATGTTATTATCAGATTCAGAAAAAGAAGAACTTATGGGAACACTTCAAGATACAGTTAATGATTTAGAGCAAGAACAAAGTAGACTTGAAGGTATAAAAAATAAAACAATAAACCCAAATATTACGGAGAGTTAAATGGGTTCAGTATTTGTAAAACAGCCTGGTGAAGAAAAAATGAAAATAACAGGATTTAATCAGAAAAAATATTCTGTACCTTTTTATTTACAATTTGTTCCTGGATATGTTGTTGAAGTTGTTTATGATGAAAACAGTCTTAGATATAATGGAGATAATACTATAAATACTATAATAGCTCTTCCCCACATTAGTGATAAAGTTGTAAAAACAAGAGCTAGTGCTGGTGAAGAATATAGATATTATCCATTATTTAGAACAATGAATGATGTTCCCTCAAAGGGAGACCCTGTATTGTTATGTACAATTGGTAAAATAAAATATTATCTTGGCCCATTGAATACAGACAATAATAGTCCTACTTGGAATAATGATACTAATTATAGAAAAGAAATAGTAGATGATAATAATAATTTACAAGAAGAGGGCACTACTATCAGAGGTGATAATGGGGAAAGTTTAAATTTTAATAAAGAAAATTTATATAGTAGGTTAACAAAAACAAGAAATGAAGACTTAGATTATGGTAAAGCTATTAATGAACCTACTGGAGATACAATTATAGAAGGTAGACATGGAAACAGTTTACGGATAGGAAGTCGTAGTAATAATCCATATTTATTTATTTCTAATAATAGAGATTATAATAATGACTTTGAAAGTATGGGTGATGGTACTTTAATAAGTATAACTTCCGATGGAACTTTAGCTCAACACTTCGGAGTTTTAACTGATTCTGAAACTGAAAAAATTAATTTTCAATTTACATTAGCTTCAGATACCTTTCTTGAACCTAATAGATTTATGGGAGCATTAATTTCTCAAGTAAATGGTAATCAAGATGCACAACAATTAATTTATGATTATAGTGGAGACCAAACATTAATTAATTCTGATAGAATAACTTTAAATTCAAAACTTGATGACATTTATTTATCATCAATTAAAGATATACATATTGGAACTGGTAGACATTTAACAATATCAGCTAATGAAGATTTAGTTATTAATTCTCAAAGAATAGTTTTAGGTAATCCTGAAGTTGATGGTGAACCAATGATTTTGGGAACTACTTTATTGAAATTACTAAAAGAAACTTTAGCTGTGTTAAAATCATCACAAGGAATATGTCAAGGTGCACCAATTCCATTGGCTGATGAGACTGGAGCATCAGGTGGTGTTAATGCTAAAATCTCACAAATAGAACAAAAAATTGATACAATATTAAGTAACAGATATTTTATAGAACCAAATATATAAGAGAGGTTAACATGAAGAAAAAAACAACAAGAAAAACAATTAGACAAATCGTTAGAGAAGAAGTTGCTATGGCAATTCACGAGGTTATTGATGAGTTAAAACAACCATCACTATCATCAACTCAACAACCAATACAAGAAAAGAAAAACTTTTCAAAAAATTCTGTATTGAATGATGTACTAAATGAAACAGCTACTGATGGTGAATGGAAAACATTGGGTGGTAGTGAGTTTACATCAGATAGAATGAACGAGTTAGTTGGTGGACAATATGGTGATATGATGAAGAATACACCACAACAAGTTGTCCCATCAAGTGACCCAATGTCTCAATTTGTAAATAAAGATTACAGAGAAGTTTTAAAAAGAACTGAAGAAAAACAACAACAGAAATACGGAAAATAATAATGGGTTTAAAACAAGACTTACTTGATGCAAAAGTAGAGGCTCTTAAATTAGCAGGAGCTCCTGAACCTATTCCAACTGAAGCTTTAGAGCTACAAATAGAATTAGAAACGGAAGCACTTATGAAATTTTTAACAACTTGTCAATTTAGAATTACAGGATTAGCCGCACCTGTTGTATTAGAAGATTTTAAAATACCACCCCAACAAGGTGATGTGTTATCAAGTGTAACATCAACTGGTATTGGAAATGCTGGAGCACCAGTTACATCTAATGTTGTCAACGGAACAAATGGTTTATTGACTAAAAATATTGATGTTGATAAAGTTGGTGGGGTTACTGGTTTACTAGAATCAACTGGTTATGCATTTATTGGTGGAGATCCAGATTCACAAGGTGGATTTGATGTATCAGATCAAGATGGTGTAAGAGATTTCACATCAGTTGAATTATTTAGAGAAGATATAGAGGACTTATTATAATGGCTATTAAAGATACATCAAGAAAACCTTTTATTCAAGATAATGATACTAATGTTAAAGTTGGTATTGATTTACCAATTAGAAGAGATGATGCCGTAGATGGATTTTTTGCAACTACTTCAACAACAATTGAAGCTGTAAAAAATAATATAAGAAATCTTCTTAATACAAATGAGGGTGAAAGATTTTTTCAACCAAACTTGGGTTTAAATTTAAAAAGACTTTTATTTGAACATATTAATGATGAAAATTTAATTGGTGTTCAAGATTCTATTTTAGATAAATTACAAGTATGGCTACCTTTTGTTGAGGTGAGAGATATACAAATAGAAACAATTGAAAGTAACCAAGTTGTTGGTGCTAATGAAATAAGAGTAAAAATATTATTTAACATTAAACAAGATCCAAATACATTAGATTCAGTAACATTGAATTTTTCAAGTGATATGAATGAAACAGAAACAACTACTAATACTGGTGGTGGATATTAAATGGAGATAAATTATGCCAACATATGGTAAAGACAATTTTAAAGAATCAAATGTAAATTATTTAAATAAAGATTTTGGTGCAATAAAAAATTCATTGATGAATTATGCTAAATCTTATTTTCCAAATACATATCGTGATTTCAATGAAACATCACCCGGTATGATGTTATTGGAAATGAATGCATATGTTGGTGATACATTATCATTTTATATAGACCAGCAATATCGTGAGATGTTATTACCATTAGCTGAAGAAAGAAGAAACATAATCACAATGGCCAAGATGTTTGGTTATAAAGTAAAACCAATTATTCCTTCTTATGTTGACTTGACATTTACATCTGATGTTAATGCATTAAGTGAAGACACTTCAAAAATTGATTATTCGGATGCTGGTATATGGAGTCCAGGTATTGAAATAACTTCTAATACTAATTCTGATACAATTTTTACAACACTTGAACACATTGATTTTAGAATTACAGCTTCAAATGATACTGAAACAATTGGTACAACAACTGACAGTGGTTTAGCTTCGACTTATACATTATCAAGAACCGCAAAAGCTATGAGTGCAACAGAAAAAACACTTACATTTCAAATTGGCGTACCTGAAAAGTTTAAAACAATTACCATACCTGATACGGATGTTGTTGATATTATTTCCTGTGTTGATTCAAATAATAATAATTGGTATGAAGTTGATTATTTAGCACAAGACAAAGTTACAATTGAAAATCACTATACTGATGATGTAAATAGGGATTCAGCCTATTCATCTGAAAATGGTGGTTTAATGTCCACAACTGCAGTTCCTTATTCACTAACCTACATCACAACAACAAAAAGATTTACTCGTGAAACAAATTTAGATAACACAACATCATTAGTATTTGGTAATGGGGTATTAAATAATGGAACTGATGGAAATATAGATCAGGGATATATAGATATGGAACAAGTTGGGGTAACAATACCTGGTCAATATGGTGACTTAAATAGTGCTATTGACCCATTGTTGGGGAATGAATATTCAACACTTGGTGAGACACCAAATCAAACAACTCTTACAATAACTTATAGAGTTGGTGGTGGGATTAACTCAAATGTTCCAAGTGGTGATATTTCAACAACACCAACCATTACTGCACAAAATGGAAACCAAAGTGCTGAACTAACAAGTGTAACAAATAATACACCAGCTCGTGGTGGTAAGGATGAAGAAGATACTTTAGAAATAAAAGAAAAGGCTAAAGCATTTTTCTCAACACAAAATAGATGTGTGACAAAAGAAGATTATGAAGCTAGGGTGTTAAACATACCTGCAAAGTTTGGTAATATTGCTAAAGTATATGTTACTAGATATATTCCAGGTGATTTATATGATTCGAGTCATTTTGAAAATGCACTTAGTATGCTTAATTTAGAATTAAGTCATATTCAAAATGGAACACCATCAGTATCACCTACTGACGGAACAGTTGGTTTAGATGGAATTGAATCAGACATTATAAACTTTGATGAAAATAATCCTTTAGAATCTTTTACAACTTTTAGATCAAGAGTTTTAGCTAAAATTTCCGGCCTTAATAATTTTATAAATGATTCTCTTAGTTCAACAGTTAATACTTTTGCTGATACTCCATTAACAAAAATTGACTTATCAGCAATAAAAATTTGTGTTTTGGGATATAACAATTCAAAACAATTAGTTGGTAATCCAAATGTAGCATTCAGTCTTGATGGGACAGATAATTTACCAAGTACATTAACTAGTAATATTAAAAAATATCTTGAAAATTTTAAGATAATGACTGATACTATAATAATAAGTGATGGTTACATTGTTAACTTCGGAGTCATCTTTGATGTAATAGCTGAAAAGTATGCAAATAAACAAGAAGTTAAATTGAATTGTATTCAAAAAATTAAAGACTATTTTAGAATAGAAAAAATGCAATTTAATCAACCAATTTATAAAAGTAATTTAGAATTTGAATTAATGGGTGTCGAAGGTGTTCGTTCTATTGGACATGTAACAATTACCCAAAAAGACGATTATAATAGTGATTCAGCTGATTCTGATTTAACAAATGCCACTTATACTTATTCATTTAGTAGTGAAGGTACTGGTGCTGATTTGGATGGTGAAGATATTAGTGGTCAGGGAGGAGAGGGTAGTTTCGTTGACCAATCAGGTCCAAATGGAGAGGGTACTTCAGGTTATGGATATAAGTATGATTTTTCATTTGCACTTTCTGATGATGGTACAATTATATTACCACCTAATACAGCTACACCAACGGTTTTTGAATTAAAGAATCCAAATACAAACATACAAGGGAGAGTTAGATAATGCATCATTTTATTTTTCCATCACAAGACACTTGGATTTCAAGTGGTTCATCAACTGTAACAGGTGAGTCTTTCAAAGACCAAAACTTTGGTAGAGACCAAATACTTGAAGTCAAAAAAGAATTTTACAATAGTTCATTTAATTACCCAACAAGAGCATTAGTTAATTTTAGTGGAACTGAATTTACTGAGTTATCTAAATCAGTATCAGATGGAACAATACCAACTGATGCAAAATATTATTTAAGACTTTATGAAGCCGAAGGTAATGCTGAAATGACTGAAACATATAAATTAGCCATTCAGCCAATATCACAATCTTGGATTGAGGGAACAGGTAAGTTTGAAGATAATCCAAAAAATACAAATGGTTGTAGTTGGCAGAATCGTTCAAACCCAATTGGTGGTGATGATGTGTCGTGGGCTAATGCTGGAGTGTCGGTGTATCTTAGTGAAACAGATTTTATAATTAGTTCTTCAACACAGGCTTTTTCAAATCAATCACCTGATGTTAATGTTGAAGTAACTGATATGGTAGATATGTGGTTAAGTGGTTCACAAGAAAACTATGGAATGTTAATTAGATTTAGTGGTAGTCAAGAAACTGATGTAGAAACATTTGGACATTTAAAATTCTTTTCAAGAAACACGCATACAATATATTCACCGAGACTTGAAGTAAGATGGGACGACCACTTACCCTGTACAGGTTCAAACACTGGTTCATTAACTGAATTGACATCAAGTGGATTGGCTGATAACTTTTTATATATGAAAGGTTTGAGAGAAGAATATAAAGTAGGTGAAAGGGTTAAGTTTAGAATTGGTGCTAGAAAAAGATATATTCAAAAAACTTTTACTAACTCAGTACAAACCGTGACTGGTTCATTCATACCTGA